GATGTGCCGTGGCGGGTGCCGCGCGAGGAGGTCGACGGGACGGTGGACCAGGTGTTCGCGGACTACCGGCCGATCGCGTTCTTCGCCGACCCGGGCGCGGGCCACGACGACGCGGACGGCGAACGCTACTGGGACGGCTACATCGACGCCTGGGCGCAGCGCTACGGCAAGAAGCTGAAGCTGAAGGCGGTGACGGGTGGCGCGAACCGGCATGCGGTGCTGTGGGACATGCGTGACCGGCGCCGCCAGCAGACGTTCACGGAGGCCGTCGACCGCTTCTACCGGGACGTGCTGGAACGGCAGCTGTTCCACGACGGGCACCGGATGCTGCGCCAGCACGTGGCGAACGCCCGGCGCCGCACGAACCAGTGGGGCTACACGATCGGCAAGGAGCACCGTGAGTCGGCCCGCAAGGTCGACTTGGCGGTGTGTGCGATCGGGGCGCGGATGCTGCGCCGGATGATGCTGAATTCGACGGCTTGGGCCAAGCGCGGCACGCCCGGCAAGGGGAGGGTGGTGGTGCTTCGATGACTGCGACCATCCCCGAGCTGCCGCTTCTGTCGCTGTCGGGCGATGAGGCGCAACTGCTGACGGCGCTGCGCTCTGACCTGCTGTCGCAGCGGTTCAAGCTGGAGCTGCTCGACGCGTACTTCAACGGCGAGCAGCTCGTCCGCGACCTCGGGATCTCGATCCCGCCGCAGCTCAAGGGCCTTCACACGGTGATCGGCTGGCCGCGCATCGGTGTCGAGTCGCTGGAGCAGCGCCTGGACCTGGAGGCGTTCCGCTGGGCGGACGGTGCGGACTCGTCCGATCTGGAGGAGATCGCCGAGTCGAACGACCTGTACGACGAAGCGTCGTTGGCCCACTTGGACGCGCTGACCTACGGCCGCGAGTACGTGGCGGTCGGCTCGGGAGAGGCTGGCGACCCGCCGCTGATCACGTTCGAGTCGCCACTCGACATGACGATGTTCTGGGATGCCCGCCTTCGGCTGGCGACGGCCGCGCTGCGTGAGTCCGTCGAGGACGGGGTGCGGATCGCGACCCTGTACCTGCCGGACCAGACGGTGTACGCGGCAGAGGTCGACGGCGGCTGGGAAGTCTTCGACCGGGACATCCACAACCTGGGCATGGTGCCTGTGCTGCGGATGGCGAACCGTCAGCGCACCGCTGACCGCATCGGCAAGTCGGAGATCACGCCCGAGGTCATGTCGATCACGGATGCGGCCTGCCGTCGGCTGATGGGCATCGAGGTGGGCGCCGAGTTCTTCCAGGCGCCGCAGCGCTACATCCTGGGTGTGTCGGAGAGCGCCTTCCAGGACGCGGAGGGCAATGCCAAATCGGCCTGGGAGACGTACATCGGCCGGGTGCTGGCGCTGGAGCGGGACGAGAACGGGGAAGTGCCCACGGTGGGGCAGTTCGCCGCTCACGATCCGTCCGGGCAGACGAAAATCATCGACCTCTACGCCCGCATCATGGCGTCCCAGCTGTCGGTGGCCCCTCACGTTCTCGGCTACACCAGCGACAACCCGGCCAGCGCGGACGCCATCCGCTTCGCCGACAACGGGCAGATCAAGAAGGCGGAGCGGCGCATCCGCCGCTTCTCGGCGACGCACCGGGACGCTATGAGGCTGGCGCTCTGGTTCCGCGACGGGGAACCGCCGGACAAGTCCCGCCGCATCGAATGCGTCTGGCGCAACCCCGCTACGCCGACGGTGGCGGCCCAGGCCGACGCCGCGGTGAAGCTCGTCCAAGCGGGCATCCTGCCGGCCGACGGCGACGTGGTACTGGAGATGGCGGGCCTGAGCGAGGATCAGCGCCGCCGGGTCGCGGCCGAGCGGCGCCGGTCCCAAGGTGCTGCGCTGCTGCAGCGGCTGACGCAGGCGGCGGGTAGCGACTCCGAGACGCCGGAGGCTGAGGAGCCTGATGGCGACGAGGATCTCTGACGACAGCGGCGCCGCCGACCGGGAGCGACGAGCGCAGGCAGCTCTGATCGCTCTGCTGCTGCGGGACATGCGCACCTTGCGGCGGCTGATCGCACCCGTGCGGTTGCGGGAGACGGTGCCGGACTGGATCGCCGCGGTGAGGTCCCTGGTGGACCAGTACGGCGCGGCCTCATCCTCGCTGGCCGCTGCCGCCTACGAGGAGCAGCGCGAGGCGGCCGGTATTCGGAGCCGCTACTCGGCGGAGTCCGCCTCGGCGCCGCCGGACGAGCAGGTCGAGGCGTCGCTTCGTTGGGCTGTCGCAGATCTGTGGGAGGGCGGCGATCTGGAGATGGCCCAGTCGAAGGCGGAGGGCGCCACGCAGAAGCTGGTGCTCGACCAAGGGCGCGAGACGCTCAGGCAGGCTGTGCGGCAGGACCGTGACGCTGTCGCCTACGCACGGGCCGCCGCGCTGGGGGCCTGCTCGTTTTGCAAGCTCATGGCGTCACGAGGGGCCGTCTACAAGACGGCAGGAACCGCTGGCCGGGAAGCCGACGAGCGCTTCTCTGGCGACGCGTCGGTCGTGAAGTTCCACGACAACTGCCATTGCACGATCATCCCGGTATTCCGCGGCCAGCGTTTCGAGCTGTCTGAGCACGCGGCTGGGTGGGACCGGCTGTACCGCGAGTACGCCCAAGGCCACCCAGGCGACCAGCTCCGCCTCTTCAGGCGGGCGCTCGCCGAGCACGACAGCAATCCGCTGCCGGGCTCGAACTGACCAACCCCTTCGGCTGCCCTGGTGGCGGCCTTTCTCAGCCCCTGGAGGGCCAACTAGCCATGCCCGAGAACGAGGAGACCGAGCAGGTCGAGACGGAGCCGCAAGTGCCCGCTACCGCCCCGGAGGTGGAGCAGGACCAGACGGATCCGTGGGCGGATCCCGCCAAGGCCCGCAAGGAGATCGAGAAGCTCCGCAAGGAGTCCGCCGGCTGGCGCACGAAGTACCAGGAGACCAAGCCCCTGGCGCAGAAGGCGCAGGAGCTGGAGGACGCGAAGAAGTCGGAGCAGGAGCGGCTTACAGAGCAGCTCACCGCCGCCGAGCAGCGCATGCAGTCCTTCCGGCAGCGCGCCGTCCGCTCCGAGGTGAAGGCCCTGGCGGCGGCAGAGTTCGCAGACCCGGAGGACGCCCACGCGTTCCTCGACCTCAACTCCTACGTGGACGACGACGGCGACGTCGACACGGCGGCGATCCAGCAGGACCTGAAGGACCTGTTGAAGCGCAAGCCGCACCTCGCCAAGCCGGCCGACACCTCGCCGCGGGCCCCGAAGACGGACCGCACGCAGGGCTCCTCGGGCAACGGCAACCGAACCCCCAACGATCCGGCGGCTGTGTTCGCCGACTTCATGACCCAGGGCCTCGCACGGGGCCACTGAGAAAGGTAGCCCCCGATGGCAGCCACGAATCCGATCAAGCTGTCCACCATCGACCCGATCTTCCTTCCGGAGACGCTGGTCGGCCCGATCTTCGAGAAGTCCGTCGAGGGCTCCGCGGTTATGAGCCTTGCCCGGCGGGTGCCGCTGTCGGTGACGGCGAACACGGCGGTCCCGGTGCCGCTGGACGTGCCGACCGCCGACTGGGTGTCTGAGGGTGGCCGCAAGCCGCTCAGCTCGGGCGGTGTCGAGGTCAAGCAGATGAGCGGCAAGAAGATCGCCGTCCTCATCCCGGTGTCGATGGAGGTCGCCCAGTCCAATGCGGCCGGCCTGTGGACGCAGCTGCAGCGCGATCTGCCGACGGCGTTCGCGCGGGCCTTCGACATGGCCACGATCCACGGAAAGAACATGAAGGGCGGCACCGGCCCCTTCGCCGACTTCCTCGCCGACACCTCCAAGAGCGTGTCGCTGGGCACGACGGCGCAGAACCAGGGCGGCATCTGGGGCGACTTCGTCTCCGGCATGGAAGAGATCATCGACGACGACTGGGACTACACCGGCACCGTCGCCGACAACCGCCTGAAGCCGAAGCTCCTCGCCGCAACCAGCACTACGGGTGAGCCGCTGTTCGTGGCTACCCGCCAGCCGGGCGCCGGGACTGGGGCCGCGCTGCAGGGTGAGCTGATCGGTGAGCCGATCGCCTACTCCCGGAGCGTCTCGGGCAAGCTGCGTCGACAGTCCACCTCGGCGGACTCGGGGCTGCGCGCTATCGGCGGCGACTTCTCGCAGGCCGCCTACGGCGTGGGCATGGACATCTCCGTCAAGCTGTCCCGTGAGGCGACGTACATCGACGAGGACGGCGGCGTCCACTCTGCGTTCCAGGAGAACCTGGTGCTGCTCCTGGCGGAGGCCTACTACGGCTTCGTTCTGGGCGACGCTGAGGCGTTCGTGAAGTTCACCGGCACGCCGAGCGGTTCCTGATGGGGGCGGTCCCGGCTTCCGCGCCGGGCGGGACCGCGCCGCTCAGTATCGTGGCCCGCGTGCACGCCATGCCGCCGGAGCACAATGCGGGTGCCGAGCACATGCTCGTCTCCATGCTGCGGCCCCTGGTGGAACGCGGGCACGACGTATCCGTGTGGCTGTCCCGGTATGGCAACGCCAGCAAGGTCTACGACTACCGGGGCATCCGCGTGATTCCGCTGGAGGCGCGCCTCGATTTCCCCACCGCGGTCCGCACTGCGCACGTGCTCATCTCACACCTGGAGTGCGTGCCCCATACGGCTGCGCTGGCGCGCGGCTACAGCAAGCCGGTGGTGGTGCTCTGCCACAACACGCATCGGCCCACGTTCCGGGACTCTGCGGCTGGCGGCACCGCGCTGGCGGTCTACAACAGCCGGTGGATGGAGCGGGAGGCGGAGTTGTTCTTCGCCGAGTACCCGCAGGCGGTCCGGCCAGCCGCCAGCCTGATCGTGCGCCCGCCGGTGTTCGCCGACGAGTACGCGACGAAGCCGGGCAAGGCGATCACGCTCATCAACTGCAACCCGGAGAAGGGCGGCAGGGTCCTGGAGGCCCTGGCCCGCCGCATGCCGGACCAGCAGTTCATCGCCGTCCGCGGCGCCTACGGCGAGCAGATCCTCCCCGATCTGTCAAACGTCGAGGTCGTCGAGCACGTCCGTGGCGAGGACATGCGGGTCAAGGTGTACGGCCGCACGCGGGTGCTGCTGATGCCGTCCTCCTACGAGTCCTGGGGGCGGGCCGGCGTCGAGGCGCTCGCCTCCGGCATCCCTGTCGTGGCCCATCCCACCCCGGGGCTGTGCGAGTCGCTCGGCGAGGCTGGGGTGTTCGTCGACCGCAACGACGTGGCCGGCTACGAGGCGGTGCTGCGGAAGCTCCTCGCGCCCGCGGAGTACCGGCTGGCGTCGAAGCGGGCTAAGGCCCGGTCTGCCGAGCTGGATCCGACTGCTGAACTGGCCGCCTGGTGTGACGCCGTGGAGGCCCTGGCCTAGGAGGTCGGCATGGCGTTCGTCGCACCGACAGCGGAGGAGCTCGGCCTGTACCTCGGGCTCCCTGAGATCGACGGCGCCCGGGCAGACCTGCTGATTCAGCAGGCGGTCGCCCTGTGCGAAACGGTGGTGAAGCCGCTCCCCGATCAAGCCACTGCCGTGGTGCTGTCGGCTGCCGGCCGGGCCTACGTCAATCCGCAGCAGGTGTCCTACGAGACGATCGGCCCCATGTCGGTGCAGCGCCCGTCCGGCTCGGGCGGCCTGTACCTGACGAGGGCCGACAAGGCTGCCCTGAAGAGCGCGGCCGGCCGGGGCGGGGCATTCACGGTGGACCCAACGCCGGCCACAGCGGATCCGTCGCCCACTTATCCGGTCGACGACGACTACGGGCCGCCGCTGGAATACGAGCCGGGCTGGGGGTGGGTGTAGATGCCCGCCCCGTATCCGTTCGGGGAGACGGTGCGGATCGTGCGAACCGGCCCCTCGCCCGGACGGGATCCCCGCGGGCAGCCACTGCCGGGCCCGGACGAGTCGTTCGACGTGCCAGGCTGCGTAGTCGCCCCGCGGGAGTCGGCGCCAACGGTGGGCGGCTCGGAGCAGCAGGGCCGCGACACGGTCATCGTCGGCTGGACCGTGTACGCCCCCGCCGGGACGCAGATCCGCACCACCGACAAGGCGAAGGTTCGAGGCGTCACCTGCGAGATCACGGGTGAGCCCGGCGACTGGGGCCGCAACCCGTTCACCGGGCTCCCTGGTCCCGTGCAGTTCGCGGCGGACCGGGTGACCGGCTAGCCGCGGGCCTGCTCGACCGCAGCGATCAGTTTCTCGACGGCATCGTTGCTCTTGCGCGGGATGGACAGGCTGTACGGGTCCTCATACGGTGGCCGGCCGCCACCGAAGGAGCCCGTCGGCTTCTCGGGCGCGGGCTGGGTGTCCGGCATGAGGAACTGCACGTAGCCGTGGAACAGTCGGTTGCCCGGCTTGAAGCGGCTGCCGGTCACGTCCGCGGCCCTGATCCGCACCGGCGCCGGCTTAGGCCCGATCGGCGTCTTCGTGATGGTGACCCATTCACCGTCGAAACTGATGCGTCCGAGCACGCCTTTGATGTCCATACGCCCCCCTTGAGTGTGAGGAGTTGAGGGTATGGCAGCGCGGTTCAAGATGAATCGGAAAGGCGTGGGTCAGCTGCTCCGCTCGGAGATGGTCCGGGCGGATCTGGTGCGCCGCGCCGAGGACATCCGGGCCTCCGCGGTCGCCCTCTCCCCGGTCGGCAGGTCAGGCGACTCGCACCCGGGCCAGTACAAGGGCGCTTGGGAAGTCGACAGCACCCGGAGAGGCGGTCGGCGCCGTGACCGGGCCGTCGCTTACGTGCGGAACCAGACGTACTACGCGCGGTGGGTGGAGTACGGCACGGAGCGGGTCCCCGCGCATCACGTCCTGCTGCGGGCTGCTGCCGCGGGTGGCGACTGATGGCCGCCGTCGGCTCGGTCGACGTCGAGCTGGAGGTCATCGTGTGGCTGCGTGCCCGCCTCGACCCCGATGTCGTCGTCCGTGACGAGACGGACAACAACCTCCTCAACGAGCTGCCCACGGTGCAGGTTCAGCGGATCCCGTCGGGCGGCGATGACGGGATCCGGCTCGACCGGGCCTTCATCGACATCGATGTGTATGCCGCGACGCGCGCCGAGGCGATCTCCCTGTCGGCGACGATTCGCGGCCTGCTGCTCGACGAGCTGCGCGGCACCTCAACGGACGCGGCCGTGTTCAGCCGGGTGGGCACGATCAGTGCGCCCGGCGTCCGCCCCTACGAGAACACCGCCCTGCGACGCGTCGGGGCGGTCTACGAGATCTACAGTCACCCGGTCTCCTGACCGGCTGGGCCCGCGCCGGACCCTGTAATCCGACCCCGCCTGCCGCGGGGTCTTCGCATGTCTGGAGACCCTTCATGGTTTCGATCACCCGCGCGGCGGACCTTCTGGAAGTCGGCGCGAACGGCGGCGGCTGGGTCGCCCCTCTCGGCAGCACCTCGCCCGGGGACCCGGCCATTCAGCCGGCGTCGCCGTGGCTGCCGCTGGGCGCCATCTCCGACGACGGCCTGGTGCAGGGCTTCGAGGAGGACACCCAGTCCTTCACCCCCTGGGGCTACACCGCCCCGATCCGCACCACCATCACGAGCTCGCTGCGCACGTTCGGGCTGACGGTGTGGGAGACCGGCCGCACCACCGTGCAGTCGCTGCAGTACCGCATCGACAGCGCGGACCTGGCCCCCACGTCGGGCCTGACCACGTTCGCCGAGACGGCGTCTCCGGTGCCGGACCGCAGGGCGTTCTGGTTCGTCGTCCTCGACGGTGACAACTTCCAGCGCGGCTTCTACGTCCCCGAGGGCGAGATCACCGAGCGCTCGGACGTCACCCACAAGCAGGACGAGATCGCCGGATTCGAGTGGACGATCACCGCCTACCCGGACACCGCCGGCAACACCGTCTACCACTTCGACCGCGTCCCGGAGACCGAGGCCTACACCGGGTCCTGAGCCGGTGGACGGGCCGCCACCCTGGCGCGGGCCCGGCCCGTCCACCTCCTAACCACTTCCTAATCGAGCCCGCGCCCCGCACAGAAGGAGGCCCGCGCCATGCCCGCCACCAAGGAACAGATCGAAGCCGCCCGCGCCCAGGAAGCCGAAGCCGACGAGCAGGAGTACGTCACCGTGCCCCTCGCCGGACACGACGGCGTCACCAAAGACGTCCGCTGCGTGCCCGCCGGCCGCTGGCGCGCCTCGACGATTCGCGCCCTTAACACCGGTGAGATCGACACCTTCATGGAGATCAACCTCCACCCGGACGACTTCGAGATCTTCGAGGAACTCGACCCGACCATGGACGGCTTCGGCAAGTTCGTCGCGGACGCCAGCCGGATCAGCGGTGAGGCCCTGGGGAAATCCAATGGACCTTCGCGGTCCTCACGCAGCACGCGGAAGCGGTAGAAGCAGACCTGCTCGAGCGGGGCATCGACATCCTCGACGTTCACCGCGGGCGCATGTCGTGGCGGCGTCTCCGGATCCTGATCCAGCACCTGCCGCCCGAGTCCGCGACGTGGACCGCGCTGCGCAATGCCACGGATCCGGCCGAGCTCGCCGGCCACGCTGACAAGGGCGAACCAGAGAAGGCCCGCTGGTCCCAGCTGGAGCAGCTCGTTGCGGTCGTGGCGGACCGGGTGGCCCGCCTGGAGTGGGTGCTGCTCTGCGTGAACATCGAGAAGAAGAGCAAGCGCCCGGACCCGCCTGAGCCGATTCGCCGCCCCGGCGCCTCGCCGCGCAAGGCGAAGCCGAAGCTCAACGAGAACAGCGCCAACCGGCTGTTTCAGCTCATTCAGGGGGGCGCTGAGTAGCGCCACGGAGGAGGTGCCGTGGCAGCCATCAGCGTGGGCTCCGTCGAGGTCGATGTCGTCCCCAACACACAGGGGATTCGGGCCCGCCTTCAGGGCGCCCTCGTCCCGGCGGCCGACGAGGTGGGCGAGGAGGTCGGCCGGATCATCGGCCGGCACGTCTCTACCCAGGTGGCACAGGCCATCCGCAACGGCGTAACCACCGGTGGGCGGACCGCGCAAGCTCCGGCAACGCGGGCCGGCGAGCAGACGGGCGGCGCGTTCGGTCGCGCGTTCCGAAGCCGCCTCCAGGCTGCCATGCAGAACCTGCCGCGAGCGGACGTGCGCCTGTCCACGACCGGCTTCGACGCTGACATGGCCCGCCTGCGGGCCCGGCTGGAGACGCTGTCGAACAAGCGGATCGGCGTGGACGTCGACGCGGCGACCGCACTGGCTGAGGTGGAGCGACTGCAGGAGCAGTTGCGCCGCCTCGGCGCTAACCACCCCGACATCAACGTCCGTGTTGACACCGGACAGGCCATCGCCGAGCTGGAGGCCTTGCGGGCGGAGATCAACCGCCTGGACGGGCAGACCGCGAACGTTGACGTCGACACCAGCTCGGCGGCGGCGAACCTGCGACTTCTGTCGACGGCGGCCATCGCGTTCGGGCCTGCCATCATCCCGGCTCTGCCGGTGGTCGCCGCCGGCCTCGGAGCGATCGCCGCTGCCGCTTCGGCTGCCGCTGTCGGTATAGGCTCCATCGCCCTGGTTGCCGTACCGGCCTTCGCCCAGATGGGCAAGGTCATGCAGGCCCAGAAGGCCGCCCAGGACGCGGCCACCACCGCCACGATGCGGGGTGGCCAGGCCGCATCTCAGGGCGCATCAAAGGCGCTGCAGATGGCCTCTGCACAGCAGTCCCTGGCGTCCGCGCATCGCAACGCCGCCCGGCAGATCCGGCAGGCCGAGCAGGGCGTCGCAGACGCGGTGCGGTCCGCGTCGGAGGCGAACAGGCGAGCGAAGCAGCAGCTCGCGGACGCAGTGCAGCAGGCAGCGGACCGTCAACGGCAGGCCGCCGAGCAGGTACGTCGCGCTGAGGAGTCGCTGGCGGACGCGCAGCGTGACGCGCGGCAGGCGCAGCAAGATCTGAACCAGGCCCGCCGCGATGCTGCCCAGGAGCTCGCCGACTTGGAGACCCGCCTCACCAACGCTCAGCTCTCCGAGCGGGACGCGGTCCTGTCGGTGCAGGAAGCCCGGGACCGACTGCGCGCAGTGCAGGCGTCCGGGTCGAAGGCATCCCTGCTGGAGCAGCAGCGGGCGCAACTCGCCTACGACCAGGCCGTGCAGCGGCTGAAGGAGCAGCAGGCCGAGACGAAGAGCCTGACGTCGCAGAAGAAGGCCGCCGACAAGGCCGGCGTCGAGGGTTCCAAGACGGTCCAGGACGCGCAGGAGCGTCTCCGGCAGGCTGACGAAGCGGTGACCGAGCAGCAGGGCGAGCTTGCTCGGGCGCGGCAGGACGCGGCTCGCCAGCAGGTCGAAGCGCAGCAGGCCGTCGCTGAGGCGCAGCGCAATGTCGCCCGCACCCAGGAGGATGGGGCCCGCTCGGTGGCCCGCGCCCAGGAGCAGCTGGCCGAGGCGCAGCAGTCGGCTGCGGATTCGATCGCATCAGCTCAGCGTGGAATTGCCTCCGCGTCGCTTCAGGCGGCCGGGGGCGTGGATCAGGCTGCCATCGCGCAGGCCAAGTATCAGGCCGAGTTGGCGAAGCTGACGCCGGCCGCCCGGGAGACGTTCAACGCCTTCCTCGGCCTGCGGACCGCGTTCTCGGCGTGGTCGAAGGCGCTGCAGCCCGCCGTGATGCCGATCTTCACGCGGGCCCTGAACGGCTTGAAGAACAGCCTCCCCGGCCTGACCCCGTTCGTCCTGGAAGCCGCCGACGCCATCAAGGGCCTCCAGGATCGCGCGAGCGCCGGGTTCAAGTCTCCCTGGTGGAAGACCTTCAAGACCGATCTGCAGGGATCGATCAAGCCCGCCATCGAGGGACTGGGCATCTCCTTCGGCCGCGTCTTCAAGGGTATGGCCGGCGTCCTCCAGGCCTTCTTCCCGCACATGGACTCCATCTCGGAGCGCATGCAGCGGATCACCGGTCGCTTCGCCGCATGGGGAACCAGCCTGAAGGGCAGCCCAGCCTTCGAGCGGTTCCTGTCGTACTCCTCCGAGCACGGCCCGCTCGTCGCCGAGACCCTCGGCAAGATCTCCAAGGCGTTCCTCGACCTTGGGCAAGCACTGTCGCCCATATCCGGCCCGCTGCTCGAAATCCTCGGCAAGATGGCCGAAGGCGTCAGCTCGCTTGCCACCCACGTGCCAGAGCTGGTCATCGGCCTGTGGGGACTGTGGGCCGCTACCCGCGCCTGGCGGCTGGCCATGATCCTCGTCAACGGCGCCATGGCCGCGTTCAACTTGATCAGCATGGCCGGGCCGTGGGGCTGGATCGCCCTCGCCATCGCGGGCGTCGTCCTCGCTGTCATCTACCTCTACCGGCGGTTCGCCTGGTTCCGGGCGGCCGTACAGACCGTGTGGTCGGCAATCAAGACCGGCGCCCTCTGGCTGTGGAACAACGCCCTTAAGCCGGCGTTCACTGCCATCTGGGGCGGCCTGCAGACGGTCGGCCGGTGGGCCATGTGGCTCTGGAACAACGCCATCAAGCCCGCCTTCAACGGCATCGTCTTCATCGGGAAGATCCTGCTCACTGCCCTGGTCACGATCGTCTTCCTGCCGCTGTACGCCGCGTTCAAGCTGATCGCCTGGGTCGCAATGTGGCTCTGGAAGAACGCGATCAAGCCTGCATTCGAGGGCATCGCCTGGATCGCCAAGTGGCTCTGGACCAACGTCTTCCGACCCACATTCCAATGGATCGGCGACAAGGCGAAGTGGCTGTGGAACAACGCCATCAAACCGGCCTGGGCCGGGATCCAGACCGGCGCAAAGTGGATGTGGGAGAAGGTCCTCCGGCCGGTCTTCCGCTTCATCTGGCAGGGCATGCAGGAGGTCGGCCGCTGGGGCAAGTGGCTGTGGCAGAACGCCATCAAGCCCGCCTGGAACGGCATCGTGGCTGCAGGGAAGTGGGCATGGGAGAAGGGCATCAAGCCCGTCTTCGACCGCTTCAAGGAGATCATCCGCAGCCTCAAGGGCGCCTTCGACCGGGCCGTCGAGGCCATCAGGATCGCCTGGGACAAGGTCAAGAACGTCGCGAAGAAGCCAGTCCAGTTCATCGTCGACACCGTCTACAACGGCGGCATCGTCAAGGTGTGGAACAAAGTCGCCAAGGCCTTCGGCGCCCCTCCCCTGGACCCAGTGACGTTCGCATCCGGCGGCATCATGCCCGGCTACACCCCGGGTCGGGACGTTCACAAGTTCGTCTCACCCACGGGCGGCGGGCTGGAGCTCAGCGGCGGCGAGGCCATCATGCGGCCCGAGTTCACGCGGGCCGTGGGCTCCGGGTTCGTCGGCTACTTCAACCGGCTCGCCAAGTCCCGCGGGGCCCAGGGCGTAAAGGCCGCGCTGGCGCCGATGCTCGGCGGCAACCCCTCGACGCCGACGGACCGCAGTCTGCGCTACGCGGGCGGCGGCGTGGTGCAGCGCTTCGCGGACGGCGGCATCTTCGGGTGGATCAAGGAGACCGCCTCAGCCGCTGTGGGCGCCGGGTCCGACGCCTGGAACTTCATCAAGAAGGGCGCTTCCTGGCTCAGCGACACCATCGAGGCTTCCGCGCGCGCGGGCGTCAAGAATGTCGTCGACCCGCTGCTGCGGAACTTCCCCGGCATGGACACCGGCTTCGGCCAGATGATCCGCCGCATCCCGACGAGCATCATCGACACCCTGTTCGGCTACAGCAAGGAAGCCGACAAGCGGGGCGGTGGCGGAATCGGCGGGCCGAAGATCCAGGCCGCACTGCGGTGGGCGAAGGCCCAGGCCGGCAAGCCCTACATCTGGGGCGGAGTGGGCCCGAAGGGCTTCGACTGCAGCGGGTTCATGGGCTCGATCGAGAACGTCATTCGAGGGGAGAACCCGAACCGGCGCCGCTGGGCGACCGGCGCGTTCTCCGGCCGCACCGCGCCTCCCGGCTGGGTGAAGAACGGCAACTCGGCGTTCCGCGTCGGCATCACGAACGCGGGAGTCGGCCACACGGCCGGAACCCTGGGCAAGACCAAGGTGGAATCCAGGGGCGGCGAGGGCGTCGTCGTCGGACCGCGGGCCCGCGGGTACAACAGCCCGCTGTTCACTGACTGGTACGGCTTCAAGCCTGGCAGCTACGACAGCGGCGGCTACCTCCAGCCCGGCATGAACCTCGCCTACAACGGCACCGGGCGGCCCGAGCCGGTCTTCACGACGGCGCAGGCCAACGCGCTCACCTCGCTGGCGGCACGAGGTGGCGCCAGCGGCCCGACCAGCTTCGAGGGCGACCTCTATCTCGACTCGGGTGAGTTCCTCGGCAAGGTGCGCGGTGAGGCGCAGCAGGTGGTCATGGAGCGGGA